CCGTCTTCATCAATAATGATTACGTGTAATTCGTCATTTGCGCCACCAACAGAAGCAGCAGCGTCAGATGTTCCTGGAGCAGTATCAAATTCATCTTTGTATGTCCATGTAGCAAAACTTGAAGAATCTGCTAAAGAAACTTTTAATGAGTTACCCAATGTTCCTGGATATTTTGCAGAAAATTCACCAACAACACCAGCACCACCAGCATAAGTTACTAGATAATCATTTTCGTTATTAATTTTTACACCACCAGTTGTAACAACTGCAGTAGCTGCAGCACCTGATCCACCACCACCTGTTAATGTAACAGTTGGAGCAGAAGTATAACCAGTACCACCATTAGTTACAGTGATACTTGCAACAGTAGTAGCAGAAAGAGTGATAGCACCGACAGTTGCGCCAGTACCAGTACCAGTAATAACAGCAGTTGGTGCTGTAGTGTATCCAGATCCACCGCTAGTGATAGTAATGCCAGTAACAGCACCATCAGTAACTTGAACAGTTCCAGTAGCAGCAGTTCCACCAACTGGAGCAGTAAATGTTACAGTTGGCGTACCAGTATATCCAGAACCACCAGTAGCAACAGCTGCTGATGTAACAGTACTACCTGCCATATTTACAACTGCAGTAGCTTGAACACCACCAGAAATTTGTGGAGAACTTAAAGTTGCTGTTGGAGCAGAAGTATATCCAGATCCACCAGAACCTAATGTTATTGCAGTAACTGTACCAGATGGGCTAGCTACAGCATTACGGTGATTTTGAGTATCTGCACGAACAACTAAAAGGTTGTTTGTATAAGATAAAAAGTTTGCTGCTGTGAAAAATGAGTTTGCATTATCAGCAACAGGTTTTCCGAAACGACGAACCAGCTCGTTTTCAGAAGAAATGGTTACAGGTTGAAGAACTGGACCCCACTGGAACACTCCAGCAAAAGCACCAGCAGCAGTTGAAACTGCTGGAACGATAGAGGTAAAGTCTTTTTCTACGACTGCAACGCCAGGACTAAGTTGAAAAGGCATTGTAATTCTCCTTATTACATGTTATTCTGTTTTGCTTCGAGGAGCACTTGAAAGCACTAAATTATTTATTGAAACCACAATTTCAAAAATTTAAGGGTGGTTTCTCTCTTGTATCCCCATTATCAAAAAATCCAAATGGAGTCAATTGTTCTTCCATCGCTTGTATCTTTTTCTCATACATAATCTGTCTTAGGTTTACATTATTTAGATCCTTAAAATAACTCGTAGAAGTTAGCCAAGAAAACAACACCAAAGACATAACTAAGTCGTCATGATAACCATCATCTGCCTCATAAGAAGTTCGTTTTTCAATAAAAGTTGATATTTCTGATATAATATCAGCATCTTCTATAATTAACTTATTCTCTTCGACCAATGCTTTAAAATTATGACATCCCGTTCTTTTAACTTTCTTATCAGTGGTAACTCCAAGGTGGGTACTTCCTCCACCAAAACCACCAGTAACAGTTTGAAATCCAGAACTTCTATTCACAAAAACTATATTTTCATACTCTAATTCATGGTGTAAAATATATGGAACTTGCTCACTCGAATTAGTTTCTACTAAAACAAATGCTTGATTATATTGTGTAGCTACGTGATATATGACATTTGGGTACATTAATGGGCTAATATCATTTTTACGATATTTACCAACAAGTTTATATGGAACCTCAGTAATATCAACAATAGTGAAAGCAGAATAATCTCCACCAACACCTTTTGCAGTATCTGCAACTAAAACGTATGTATGTCCCTCTTCAGGATTTTTGTATAAATCTAAACCATCTTTGCTGAAAATTGGAACCGCAACTGACATCTTTGCAATCACATCAGCATTAATTAAAGTTAAACTAGAACCAAGGAATTTACATAAAACCTCTTGGTTATATTTTAACTCACCGAGCATGGCTTTCTGCTCAGCTGCCCATTTCTCATCACGTCCTGGAATTTTCCAGTATGGAATGAATAACGGAACAAATCCGTTTCTACCATTCTCAGCATCATTCCAGAATTTCCAGAAATGATTATATCCAAGTGGAGTAGAACTTAAAAGAATCTTTGTAGTTTCACCAGCAGAAATTGTTGGGTAAACTGACGTAAAGAATTCTTCAGCTACAGTATTAGGGATAATCGCAGTTTCGTCAACGTATAGTAAGTTAACAGATTTACCACGAATACCTGATGCAGCAGTAGCAGCAGTAAAAACTTTACTACCGTTTTCTAATTCAATATCACCTTTATTCCAAGTGGTAACACCTTGTTGCAACCACATTGGCAATCCTTCGTACATTAACTGATAACGAGATAATACTTCTCGAGCAGCTGTTGCTTTATTTGCAAGAATAGCAACTGTTTTACTATCTTGAAATAATGTATACCAAAGAATATATGCTGCCGAAGTAGTCGTCTTACCTTGCTGACGACCTTCCATAAGAATAACTTTTCTATTGTCGTGAATTACTTTAAGTTTTTCTTTCTGACATTCATATAATTTAAAAGGTATTAATCCTTTATCCAGAGAAACTATTTGACAATAAGTTTCAATAAAATATACTGGATCATCACGACATTTTAAATACTCTTGAACCTGCTCTGGGGTAAATTGAACAGTAACTCCAGCAGCTTTTAAGTTCGCATTCGCATTATAAATTTTAACCATATCTAAAAGTTATCTTCCCAATTTTCTTGGGCTACAGTAGCAGTTGCGGGATCTCCCTCAGCAACATAAACTTGATTCGGGTTAGAGAAATTCTCATTCTGTCCAACATTAGCATTAACTTCCGTAATAATACCTTGTCCAGAAATAGCACCAAATAAACTTGTTTTCATAGTAAATGATAATGTATGTGTAACAAAACGACGTGTTTGAAAATCTCCATCATAATCATCTTGAACAGAAACACTATTTAAAACGACAGGAACATCTAAAACAACATTCATATTTTGAATGTTTTTAATTGATAATGTATACTCAGGTGTAAAAGTTGGAAGAATTTGTTCAAGTATCTGTAAACCATCTTCCTGAGTTTTAGTTAAAATGTATAGTGAAATATCAATATTGTATGGCACTGGAGTATAAACATAACTTAAAGAATCAATTCCAGAACCGCAGGTAATTTTTTGCATACGATTAACTTTTCTCGCAGAATCGTATGTATAACCAGTTATTTCAAAAGACATACGTGGTAATGTTACGTATGTATTATTTTCTAACGTTGGATCTGACTCGATACGAACCAACCATTTTTCTTTTGGTGCATATGCCAATGGAACTTGCAAACGCTGAATGGTAGTACCTGTTACAGAATCACCCTCTTTTCGGTCGATATAAATGTTGCTAAACAGACGACCAAAACCTACAATTGTTTTTCGAATAATTCCGTGATAAAAAACTTGGTTATTTAACATTATACTACATCCCCAAACGGATTATTCTCATTAAACATAATATCAGCTGCTTCTTCTTTGAACTTATTATTATCTCCGTAAGAATCAACTTTATCAATATCTGTTTCAATAACTGCTTCTAAAGTAGCACCAATTCCACCACCACCTGTTACGGTTATTGTTGGTGTACTGTTATAACCTTTACCTGGATTTACAATATTAATAGATACAATTTTTCCAGCATTAATAACTGCTTCCAATACAGCATCAATTCCTCCACCACCAGTAACATTAATTGTTGGTTGCCCGATATAACCTGTTCCTTGGTTAGTTATATTCACATCGACTATTCTACCATATTCTGTTCTTGTGGTATTTGTTGTAAAGGTTTTAAGAGTTTCAAAATTATCTATTTGTTTAATGCCAGTATCAATTCGTTCAGAACTATATTGGAACAATTCAACTTGAAGTTTGTAAACATATAATTTACCAAGTTGATAAAATGGATCTTGGTGTTGAACAAATTTTATTTCAAACAATCCCTTTGATAATGGGAAATAAATTAAATCACCCTCATTTGGTCTATATGGTAATGTTGTTACTCCATATCTTCCAACAAACTGATCCCATCTTCTACGAGCTACAACTAATGTAGCTGACTGCTCAACCATTAAACCAAACTTTTGTATAAAGTGTCCCTGCCCTGCAAAATTATCTACATTCTCAAAATACATTTCAATTGGGAAGGCAGTTTTAAATTCAGATAAACGATCTTCTCCGAGAATGTCATCTTTAGAAACTAATGTTCTTGGAATATAATAAACTTCTTGACCATAAATGCGCAGTGATTCTATGATCAGATCTTCTACTAGATGCTGCTCATTTCTGGTTCCATGAGAAAAATAAACATTTGTTGTAGTCATGTTATCCTAGGAAAAATTCGAGTGGAGCAGATTTATTTTGTAATTCGTCCTCTAGCTCTTTAATTTCTCCTACAGCTTCGTCATACAATTTATCGCCATCCAAAGTGACTCCACCTGGAAGCTGAATTCCTGAAAACTTTTTAATGTTTGTTGCCCATTGTTTTTTAAACAATGCAGTTACATATTTCTTTAACCAAGTTTCATTCCATGCTTTTGAAAATTCATTTGGATCTAAAGCACGATATGCTTCACAAACAATAATGTTTCCTTCCTTTACATCAGTACCCCACTTTAAATCTATGTTTAATCTATTCTGAAGACGATTAAATCTAAACATCTGTGGACCATTTAATTCCATGTCCAACAAAGCAATATGCGCCATTACAGTTTTGTAATAGATTATTGATGTTGAAGTTAAATCATATAAGTCGTGTAAACGAAGTTGATATTGAATATCAAAGAGACTCTTTGAAGATGATGTTTGTGAAATTGGAATTACACGTGTTATTCCGTATACTGCGTCAGCAATAGGAATATATTGATTTGTAATATCATCAGAAGTTACCGTATGTTTTAAATATACTCTTTCAATGCCATCGTAATGATATTGTTTCCAGTATTCCAATGCCTCATCAATACGATCTTCTAATTGATCATCGTCTACGTTAATTTCTAAAACAGGTGCACCTAGTGCTCGTAGACAATAATCTCTTAACCCCTGTCTAGAAGTTACGACAGCCATTTTACTCTCCTAATTTGGCTTTTAATACATTAACCTCTGCAGAAAGTTCTTGAACTGCTTTAACTAAAACAGAAACCATTTGCGCATAATTAATAGATTTCATTCCATCAGTTTCAGAAGTAAATACAAATTCTGGAATAATTGACTCAACTTCTTGAGCAATTAAACCAACATCATGTTTACCATCAGATTGCTTATCATACTCTACAGAACGAAGTTGTAAAACTTCTGCTAGTCCATATTTCGAATCAATAATATTATTCTTTAATCTTGCATCAGATACTTGTTGGAAAGCATTAGCTAAAATACCTGCTGAATTATAAGTCTGAACCCAACCAGCTTGTGTAGCGTAAATACCTACGGAATATGTTGCGCTATACCAACCAGCTTGTCCGTTACTTCTCCACCATCCGTCAGTGCCATTAGTATAGGCATCTGCGCCAGTTAAATTTTTTGCAGTTCCAGATACATTACCAGTTACGTTACCAGTTAAATTACCTGTAACGCCACCATTGGCAGTAATTGCACCAGTAAATGTAGAAGTTCCTGTTACTGCTAAAGTACTAGAGAAAGAACCAGTTGTTGCTGATAGACCAGCGAGAGTAGTTGCACCAGTTACACCTAAAGTAGAACTTAAAGTAGTTGCACCAGTTACACCTAAAGTGCTAGAGAAGCTACCAGTTGTAGCAGATAGAGCTGCTAAAGTAGAAGCACCAGTTACACCTAAAGTAGAACTTAAAGTAGTTGCACCAGTTACTGCTAAAGTACCAGCAACAGCAGTGTTACCAGAAGCAGAAGCTACTGTGAATTTGTTAGTAGCAACAGAGAAGTCGCCAGTTGAACTTAAAGTGCTAGAGAAGCTACCAGTTGTAGCAGATAGAGCTGCTAAAGTAGAAGCACCAGTTACACCTAAAGTTCCACCAACTGAAGCATTAGATGATGATGTAATAGTTCCAGTTACTGATAATGATTTATTAAATGTCCAATTATCGCTAGCTGAACCATATAATAAAGTGGCATTAGCACCTGCAACTGTTAAACCAGCACCATTAGCAGCTGCTGCAGAAGCAGCACCATCAGCAAGAACAATGTTTAAATCATCTACAGATAATGTTGTAGAATTGATAGTGGTAGTTGTTCCGTTTACTGTTAAGTTTCCAGAAACAACCAAGTTATTATTAACAGTTAATGCAGCTTGTGTCCATCCACCAGCCTTAGTAGTTCCATTACCTGCAGAATTTTCTACGTAAAACTCCAGTTCTCCATTTGATGCTCCAGCTGATGTTTCTGCAATAATATAAGTGAATCCATCAACAGACTTAACACCACCAAGTGATGACCATGATCCAGAAGAATAACCCTCAAATGTAGATTGAGTAGAGTTATAACGAACCATACCAATGGCTGGAGATGCTGGACGTTGCGCAGTAGTACCTACTGGAAGAGTCCAATGACTAGTTCCAGTTGCAGCTATAATGTTTAAACCAGCAAGAGAAGTAGTACTACTACCAAGGTCAATAACAGTAGAACCGATTGTAACGTCAGCAGTTGCCCAAGTAGGAGCATAACCAGCACCAGCAGAACGCAAGAACGTGCCAGAAGCACCAGCAGTAATGAAAGTAGATAAACCAGTATCAGCTTGAATAATTAACTGACCAGCAGAACCACCTGCAATATTAGTTGCTGTTGTAGCAGTGGTTGCAGTACCAACAGTTAAAGTAGAAGTATTAACCCAAACAGGAGAACCAGTACCACCAGAAATAAGAACTTGACCAGAAGTTCCTACAGCAGTTAATCCAAGACCACTAGCACCAGAGTAAGCAACAGCACCAGCTGAAGCAGTTAAGGCAGAACCAGTTCCACCATACGCTAGAGCAACAGCATTACCTTGCCAAACAGAACCAGTAGATAAAGTTTTCTGAAGTAATGTTTGGGTAGACTGGGTATTAATTATTCCTATACCACCTGGAGTAGTTCCGTCATGTAGACGAAGTGTTTTTACGTCAGTATCTACTGTGAGTTCTCCCACTGCGCCAGTAAACGCATTATTTTGAGTAGTAGTACCACGTCTAAATTGTACTTGTGTTGCCATAGTTTTCCTCTATTTTTATATATTTAGGCTTGTGCTTCTGACCAGAATAAGTTAATGTTTACATTGGCAGCAGTATTAGCTAGGTTTTTAACAACAACCGCAAGAACGTCTGGTCCGTCTGGGTAATTACTATAACCACCAATCGCTGAATTAGTTAATTCTTTAAGATTTGATAAGTCAATCTCAGAGAATCCATTTGGTTGTCCAAGTGTTGCAAAATTCTGCTCTCCTGGAGTCGCTGCAGTAGAAACGCTAGTTGATACCTGAGCAAAAGATGGCTGAGAACCAAGCCCAACAGTATTAACAGCTTGCCAAGTTAAAGTAGAAGCATCAATGTTACCTGGATTTAAAATACCATAAACCTGCACAGATTGGTCAGACTGTACTTGCAGTTTCTGTAGCAGCAACTGTGCTCTATTAATAAGATCTCTATCGCCGAAATTTCCAGCAATTGAGTTTGAAACAGATGGAGCTAAACGCAAGAAAAACACTGTTTCTGACGAGTTAGCATTAACAGAATTTGATAGTGATGCGTAGTTAAAGTAATATCCACGATCTGTATCAAATCCACCATCCATAATGTAAGAAGATCCCCAGTGGTTAACAATAGGTGCTGCTGTTACAGTAATTAATGTTACAGCTGTATAACCATTTCCAACTGCATGAGCAGCTGCAGCACCACCAGTAAAGTTTCTATTAGAACCACTAATAAACATACTGAATGTTGCGCCACGAGTACAACCAGTTAATGTATTACCCGATTTACCTGTATAGTTAATACATTCATTTTCAATTAAAACTGTTCCACCAGTAGCTGGGAAACGTGAAGCATCAACTAGAGGTATTGTTGTTTGAATAGCAGTCATTGAAGCTGACAATCTATCTCTTGCAGATTCATTGATAGCTTGATAACGAACTGATGCGTTACCAGTTCTCATATATGCTTCATCATTTAAGTTATTTTGTTTCATGCGATGAGCAAGAATCATATTACCATCTGCTCCACGACACATAAAATCAATAAATCCAGCACCATACCAAGAGAACGAAATTCCCATCATCTGCATCTTGTTTAGGTTAATGTTGTAACCTGAAATACCAGTGCCATCTAGTTTATCGATGTTGAACTGAGATTGTGGAATACGATTATCTATAACTAAGGTCATTTTAATTAGTGATGATGCATTAACTCCACGATATTCTGGATTAATTGTCATTGTATTATCATCAGTAATAGATCCAACCATATAAGTCATACCACGTATAACTACACGATCTCCTTGTTTAATTTGTTGAGTAAATCTGCAATTAGTTCCACTAATTGTTTGAGAACCTGGAGTTACTGAAATATAACCAGACAATTGATAAGTAGCAGAACGCTTAACTACCGCAAGTTCTTGTCCGTCAAATTCCCAGAACAATCCATTTTGATCATCGAATGCTCCGACACGTGTAGAAGCACCGATCCAGTTTTTAACTGTAACACGAGGTAAACTTGTTAAAACTGCTGTTGCGCTACCAAGAACATTAATTGCTGATAGTGTAAATGTATTTTCATTAACAATTGCGCCAACACCATAAATTCCATTATATCCGCTAGTAACAACTCCAGAAATTTCAATAGTTGCTCCTGCTTGCAATCCATGATCAACTTCAGTTACAACTGTAATGGATGATCCAAGAGCAGTTCCGTTGGCAGAAATTTGATCAAGATTAATAACTGGATTAAACAAAACACCAGAAGTCCAAAGAACACCCTTACCTGATTGATAACGCAGATATTTTTTAGTCTGTCTTGCTACTGATGCTCCATGAGATGGTAAGAATGTTCCAAGGTTTACACCACCATCAAATGGTCTATGTTGAATAAACGCATCAGATCTTGTATAAATTGTAACATTAATTCCAGCTGGTGCTACCGCTCCACCAACACGTGCAGTAAAGGTAAATGTTGTTGGGGAAGGAACAGTTTCAGCAGAGAAGTTTCCTGCCAATAAATCATGATTTGTTCCGTTTGATGTTACTGTTACAACTAATGGAGATCCTGGAACCAAACCATGATTTGCAGATGTTGTAACTGTAATAGTAGATGGCGATACGTTATTACTTGTTATTGAAGTTACTGGTAATGCTGAACCTGCATAGAAACCACCACGACGAGCATAAGTAGAACCAGCAAAAATTGATGTTCCAGCTGTTCCAACAATACCTTTAGCGAAATATGTAAATGTTGTTGAAGTAGGAACTGTAGCAATAACAAACGATCCTTGTGCACGTGCATAGTTAGAAGCATTACCCAAACCGAATACAATAACTGGATTACCGACAGATAATCCATGTGCTTGAGAACAAGTAACAGTAATAATAGATGGGTTACCACCATCAGAAACAATATTAGTTACAAACAAGTCCAATCCAGGTTTTTCATAGATACCAGGAATGTTACGAATGTCTGTATAGTTCTGCCATTTAGTTGGCTGTAGTCCATATTCAAAGTCAGCATCAATTAATGACTGAGGGTTTGCAACACGCATGCGCTCAATAGCATCAACACCAAAAGCATATGGACGAATAATATTACCAACTTGTTTTGGTGCGTCAGTATAGATAGCAATCTTATCTGTTGCTAACATTCCTGATGTATCTGCAGAGAATGTTACAGTTGATACGCCAGCTTGCTCTGAATAAAATGTAGTGTTATCGCTAGGATCATATGTTATTGTGCCATTTCTGGTAGAATCTCCAAGTGCGTAAATATTAACTTGTTGTGTTTTATTAGCAATAATTAATAATTGCGTTAAATCACATTTCCCTGGAAATTTAAGAGTTCCTTGCCCTGCAAATCCAGGTGTAAAAATATATTTTTCAACTAATTGACGTGCCATGTTTTATCCCTATTTTAGAATCCAAAGATTAACGCAAAAGACGTATAATCTGATTTAACCGATTGGTCTAAGTTATTCAACGAAACGATACCATCTAATCTCAATTGTCCGAGATCATATACAAACTGTATTGTATCAGTTACTAACCCTAAATCTTCGATAGTATTTAGGTTAGTTTCTGCGTATACTGCTCCCAAATCACTTAATGCTTGCGGAGCAAAAACCTGAGATGCAGTTCCACCAGCTGGAGTTACGTTAGTCCATCCAGTTCCGTCGTATGCCAATATTTGATTGGCAGTAGGATCAACGATGTTAATTCCAGCAAGAGTTGAGATAGATGGAGCTGTAGATTGAGAAGTTCCATCAGAGAATTTTAATGCGTGACTTAATTTTATTTTATTGGTTTCTTTTGATATTGATACACCATCAATATTAATACTTCCTGGACCAACATAAAGTGTATGCCAGCGTTTAGTTGTAGAACCAAGATATTGAGTATTATCTACATCAGGAAGAATGTTTCCAGTAGTTGTAATATTTGCGAATGTTGGACTGCTTGTAGTTCCAATCGCTTGACCAATACTAATAGCTCCAGTAGTGCTATTGTAAGTTACGCCAGTTCCTGCACTAAGAGCAGCTCTTGCACGTGTATCGGTGTAGTAAAGATTTGTTCCTTCTGCAATATCAGAAGTAGTTGCTTGCGCACCAGCTGTCGCACGACCTTTAGCATCAACTGTAACTTTAGTATAAGTACCAGCAGTTACACCACTATTAGCAAGTGTTAAAGAAGATGAACCAGCTGTTGTTGTCGCATCTCCACTAAATGCTGGTAATCTAGAAGCAGATAATGTTCCAGAAGTAATATTAGAAGCATCAGTTGTATCGGTTGTTGCTGATGCTGCTAATCCAGAAATTTTATTGGTATTAATAGAACCAGCCAACATTGTATTGGTGACAGTTCCAGAATCACCAGTTGTCACAACAGTACCAGTAGTTGCTGGTAAAGTGATTGTAGTAGTTCCAGCTGCTGCAGGAACTTGAACAGTAACAGTTCCAGAAGTAGAACCATTTAAAATTATAGTTTTTCCAGCAGCAAGTGCTAAATGTTCACTTGATGTCCAAGCAGCAGTAGAAGAAACCCAGTTGATGGTTTTATCTGTAGAACCCTTAAGAGTAATACCGCCACCATTGGCAGTTACATCAGTTGGACTGGAAACAGAACCAAGTTCTATGTTTTTGTCGTCAACGCTAACTGTAGTTGAATTAACTGTAGTAGTTGTTCCATTAACAGTTAAGTCGCCTGTAACAGTTAAATTTGCTCCAACAGTTGCGTTTCCTGTTGTATTTACAGTAGTAAAGGTTGGAGTTCCAGCAGTTGTTAAATCTTGAGTAGTACTAATTACACCAGTATTATTGTTATAAGAAATACCAGTGCCAGCAGAAAGAGCAACTCTTGCTCTTGCATCAGTAAAATAAAGATTAGATCCTTCTGCTAGATTAGTTGTAGATTTAGCAGCAAAAGCACTATCGAAACGTGCTTGTGTATAATAAAGATTAGATCCTTCTGTAATTCCAGAAGTAGAAGGAGTTGTATAACTAATTACTCCTGTTGTATTATCATAAGATAAACTTCCACTTACACTTAACGCTGCTCTAGCACGAGCATCTGTATAATAAAGATTTGTTCCTTCTGCTAGATTAGTTGTAGATTTAGTTGCTAATCTTGTATCGAAATCGGTATTTACTCTAGCAGTTGTATAATAAAGATTTGTTCCTTCTGCAATATCAGAAGTAGTTGCTTGTGCGCCTACTGTTGCTCTACCCTTTGCGTCAACAGTAATTTTTGTATAAGTTCCTGGAGTAACTCCGCTATTCGCTAAAGTTAATGTAGTTGATGATCCTGTAGTTCCAGTGCCAGTTACATCACCAGTAAATGTTAATGCTCCAGAAATTGATGCGGTAGAAGCAGCAGTAATTCTACCTTTAGCGTCTACGGTTAAAACAGGAACTGCAGTAGAAGAACCATAAGACCCAGCTGTAACACCAGAAGAAGACAATGTTAAAGCAGAAGATCCTGCAGATGATGTTGCATCACCAGTGAATGCTGGTAAACGAGCAGCTGATAATGTTCCAGAAGAAATGTTTGAAGCATTAGTTGTATCGGTTGTTGCTGATGCAGCAAGACCAGAAATTTTAGAAACAGCTATGGCAGCAGATGAACTAATATCTGCGTCAACTATTGTTCCATCAGCAATCATCGCTGATGTAACAGTTCCAGAATCACCAGTTGTCACAACAGTACCAGTAGTTGCTGGTAAAGTGATTGTAGTAGTTCCAGCTGCTGCTGGAGTTGCTAATGTTACAGTACCAGAAGTAGAACCTGCTAATACAAAGTTTTTACCTGCAGCTAAACGAATATGTTCAGAAGATGTCCAGGCACCAGTAGCATTAACCCAATTAAATGTTTTATCTGTAGTACCTTTGAGGGTAATACCACCTCCATCAGAACTGGCGTCTGTTGGAGAATTTGTAGAAGCCAACTCAATATTTTTATCGTCTACAGTTAGTGTAGTTGAATTAACTGTAGTAGTTGTTCCATTAACAGTTAAGTCGCCTGTAACAGTTAAATTTCCACCTACTGAAGCATTACCTGTTGTTGTAACTGCTGCGAAAGTTGGAGAATCACTAGAACCAACCCCTAAATCTGGAGTATAACTTGATCCATCTGATGTACTAATTGTGAGAACACCAGAAGATGAGTTATAAGATACACTAGAAACTCCTGCTACTGCAGTAGTGCTAGCAGAAGTAATTCTACCTTGTGCATCTACAGTAATAACTGGAACAGCTGAAGCAGTACCATAAGTTCCTGCTGTTACTGCAGTGTTATCAAGATTAATAGTAACATTATTATTTGTTACAACAGAAGTTAATCCAGTTCCCCCAGAAACTGTTAATGTATCTGTTAATAGAGAAACAGAATCTGTTCCTGAGTCACCAGCAATATTTAAACTAGAAGCTACTTGAGCAGTACTTGCTGATGTAATTTGTCCTTGAGCATTAATAGCTAAAACTGGAATTTGTGTTGCAGATCCATATGAACCAGCAGTAACGCCAGTATTTGATAAAGCGATAGTTACAGCAGTTGAACCATTATATGATGTTCCGCTTAAACCAGTTCCTATTGTTAAGGTTGCTAAATTAGATCCTAAAGCAATCCCAGAAATAGTTGAATTTTGTAATTTAGAATTAGTAATAGAACCTGCTGTAATATTACTTAAATCTTTTCTTGCAAGTTCAAAACCCCCAACAGTAGATCCATCATGAACACGTAAAGTTTGTGCAGTAGTATCTACTGTAACCTCATAAGCTGCACCAGTGAATGTGCTATGCTGGGTGGTAGTACCTCTTCTAAATTGAATTTGAATTGCCATTCTTTATACCTTTACGCTATAGATCCTGCGTCAACTAACGCAGCCATATTTATTGAGTCTGTTATATAACCAGCATCTACTACTGTAAATCCATTATTTCCACCAGAAGAAACAGTAGCCCACTGAACACCAGATCCAGTAGATTGTAAAACTTGTCCAGAAGTTCCAACAGACCCTCCTGCTGTTAATGTTCCTGTGATAATAGAATTATCAAGTGTTTTATTTGTTAGTGTTTGCGCACCAGTTAAGGTTGCAACTACAGAAGGGTCAATTGAAATATTACCCGACCCTGTAATAGTTCCACCAAGTAATCCAGCACCTGCATTGATAGATGTTACAGTTCCTTGGTTCTGCCCTGAAGCATCACCAAAGAAACTTATATTATTGCTAGAATTTTTGTAATATAATTTTCCATCGGCATAATTAATAGCCAATTCACCATAGTCGAGATCCGACGATGTAGGTACTTTACCTACAACAGAAGATTTTTTTAATTTTAATACGTTGGCCATTATATACCTTAAAAAAGGAAAATAAATTTTGAAAGGGGAGTAGAAACTCCCCTCTTATTTAGTGATGGTTAGTAAGAACCACCATCAACATCGCCATACACCAAAGTTGTTCCGTTTGATTGTAAGACTTTGCCAGTAAGACCGATAGTTAATTTACTTAGTGTTGTAGAACCAGAAGCAACTAATAAATCACCAACTGAGTAACTAGAAGTTCCAGTACCACCATAAGCAGCAGCTACTGTAGTTCCTTGCCAAACACCAGTACTAATAGTACCTAATGTAGTAATAGAAGATTGACCAACATAAGTTGATGCAATATCGATACTATCAGAATTAACTGTAATTCTATTAGCAGTTCCAACTACATCCAACACACCAGAATCATAAGTTAAACCAGCACCTGCAACAGTAGATGCCAACTGAACAGCATCACTAATAATAGTGATACCATTAGCTACGTTTACATCAAATTGATTACCATTCTTAATAATACCAGCACCAGCAGCAATTGAGCTTGATACCGTAAATAGAGAGAACGATAACGCAGTAGTTCCAATTGTAATAGTTCCAGTAGTAATTAGAACCCAACCAGATTGTCCATTAATAGTACCTTCTTCAACGAAAGTAAACATACCAGAACTAACTTCAGTTCCTGGGGTATTATCACAGTCACTTGAACGAGTCCAAGAACCAGCAGCGACGACGTAAATACCATTCTGAGAAGCAGTAGTTTGATCTTTAACGAGAACACGATCACCAGATATTACTGATACTCCATCAATAGTTTGTGTTCCAGATAGAGTAATATTTCCTGTAGTTGCAGCACGAACAGACGCTTTAACATCAAGACCAGTTCTAGCAGCATCAACATATGCTTTAGTAGCAGCATCTTGTGGGTTTACAGGATCAGCAAGACCAGTAATATTATTACCGTTCATTGCTAGGTTGCCACCAATAGAACCTGTTCCTGTTACAGTTATTGTTCCTGCAATGCTAGTGTTTCCAGATGCAGCATCAACATTAAACTTGTTAGTATTGATAGCAACGTCACCAGTAACACCCAATGTTCCAGCAACTTGCGTATTACCTGTTGATGCATTAACAGTAAATTTATTGGTATTAACAGAGAAGTTTCCTAGTGAAGAAACAGTGCTAGAGAAAGTCGCTGCACCAGTTACACCTAAAGTAGAACTTAAAGTGGTGGCACCAGTTACACCTAAAGTAGAACTTAAAGTAGTGGCACCAGTTACACCCAATGTTCCTGCTACGGAAGTATTTCCTGAAGCAGCAGCTACATTAAACTTATTAGTATTAACAGAGAAATCGCCAGATACATCAGCTGTAGATGAGAAAGTTGCTGCACCTACATGACTTGTAGTTCCACTGAATGTTGCATTTCCAGAAACACCAAGAGTACTTGATAGGCTAGTAGAACCAGTTACTGTTAAGGTTCCACCTACAGATGTATTACCAGAAGCAGCAATTACGTTAAATTTATTTGAGTTTACAGAGAAGTCTCCACCAGAACCTAAAGTTCCTGAGAAACTACCTGTTGAAGCATTTAATGCTGCTAAAGTAGAAGAACCACTTACATTTAATGTGCCTGCAATTGCAGTATTTCCAGAAGAAGCTGTTACATTAAACTTATTAACATTAACTGCAAAATCGCCAGCAACATCTAATGTGCTTGATAAATTAGTAGCACCAGTTACACCTAAAGTAGAACTTAAAGTGGTGGCACCAGTTACACCTAAAGTTCCACCAACAGTAGCATTACTTGTTACAGATAAAGTGCTTGATAATGTTGTCGCTCCAGTTACACCCAGAGTACCAGAGATAGATGTATTACCATTTGCTGAATCTACAGTAAATTTATCTGCACCAGAACCATTCTGAATTTTAAAATATTCAGTTCCAGCAGTATTAGAACCAACTAATGTTAAGTTACCTTGGAAAGTTGCTCCACCATTAAATCCAATGTTACCAGAAACAGCAAGGTCTCCACCAACATTTAAGTTGCCACCGATACCAACGCCACCACCAACAGTTAATGCTCCAGTAGTGGTACTAGTAGATGCAGTTGTTGCATCTAATTGTGTAGTAGCAATTTGTGACCCAACTCTAAACAAGCTGGTATCAATATAAGCAGCCAAACTTCCATTAGTATAGAATCTTAAAGTATCATCTGATACACCAGGAGTTGCTTCTGCTGAGATGTATGTTAATCCATCAACAGAACGAACACCACCAAGTGATGACCAATTACTTCCTGAATATCCTTCGAATTGACCAGTAGTGCTATTTAAACGAATAGCACCTTGTACTGCTGGTCCCTGTTGAGCACTAGTACCAACAGGAATTATTAATGCGTTTGTGCCAGAGATCTGAACATAACCAGACCCATTTGGCGTTAAAGTAATATTACCGTTATTATTTGTTGAACTGATATCATTACCATTTAGTGTTAAATTGTCAACATTTAATTGATCAATTTTACTATTGGCATCAGTTATGATTGCACTAGAAGCAGTTAATGTTCCGTGAACATGATCTAATAAATCGGTGAAGTATTTACCACCAATAACAAT